AGAAATGGGTAATCTCTTATCCTTATTTCAACAATATTCTACAATTAGAGAAGCTATAGAAGACGAATTCGCAGAATATATACCCACGCTCGATTCCATGTTTGCTCCTTTTGTAGACAATCTTTAATTTGCTATAGAATTTTCCAGTATGCAGTATATAATATTGCATTATGCCACAATACAATCTATATAAACCTAACGCTAAAAGTACTGGTTGTGCTTTTTCTTTTAAAATTATCGAAAAAGATAAAGAAGGAAACCCAACAAAACCTACATTCTTAATCCAAGCTATCAAACAAGCTAGCTGGGATCAAAACAAGAAATCTGGATCTTTCAGCGCAAATGCTAAAGACCCAGAAAAAAATATCTACTGTAAGATAAATGAGAGTGAAGCTGGGGCTATAATCGATACTATTGAAAAGTATTCAGAATGGTCAGCGTTTCATACATATAACGACGATAAAACAAGCTTTTCATTAAAGCCATATCAAAAACATAATGGTGTCGATGCTTGGTCTTTTAGTGTTATCAAAAACTCTACTCTTAAGTTTGGAATTGGTATTGAACTAGGAGAAGCTAGAACTATAAAATCCCTACTAGAGATGTATCTTACAAGATTTTTTAGTTACGAAGGTTAATGAAAAAAAAGATTTTAATTCATTCAAATAACACAAAAGCACTTACTGGTTTTGGTAAACATACCAAAAATATAATGCGTTATTTGCAAACCACAAAAAAATATGAAATTATTGAATTTGCTAATGGTGTAACCTGGGGAGACGAACAATTTCAACTTAGACCCTGGAAAGCGCAAGGTTCCCTTCCTAACGGTGCAGGGACCATAAATGAATTAAACAAGAATAAAGATAGAGCTAGAGCGGCTGGATATGGAGCAGAAACAATCGATGAAGCTATTAAAACGTACAAACCAGATATATATGTAGGAATAGAAGATATTTGGGGATTTACTGGTTATTGGAATAAACCTTGGTGGGATAAAATTAATCATATGATTTGGACTACATTAGATAGTCAGCCAATTTTACCATTAGCCATGGAAGCCGCCCCTAAAACTAAAAATTTTTATGTTTGGGCATCCTTCGCAGAAAAAGACATGATCAAGGCTGGACAAGGCCACGTAAAAACTTTACATGGTACGGTTAATACAAACGATTTTTATCGTTTTACAACCGACGATAAAAAAAGATTAAGATCGCACTTTGGTTTGTCTGATGAATTTATAGTAGGATTTGTTTTCAGAAATCAACTTAGAAAAAGTGTTCCAAACCTTTTAGAAGGTTTTAAAATATTTAAAAAAGATTGCCCCAAAGCGAAACTGCTTCTTCACACTCACTGGGCAGAAGGTTGGGATATACCAAGATTAATAGAAGAAAAAGGTATTGACAATAATGATATTTTAACAACATATTTTTGTTCTGAATGTAAAAATTATGATATAAGACCGTTTGTTGGACAAAAGCAAAACTGTAAATATTGTGGTGCCAAAGAAACAGTTAATACCACTAATATCAGACAAGGGGTCGACGAAGAACAATTAAATCAAATTTATAATCTTATGGATGTCTACTGCCACCCATTTACTAGCGGTGGTATGGAAATACCTATTTTTGAAGCTAAATTAACTGGACTTATTACGCTTGTTACAAGTTATTCCTGTGGAGAAGATTCTTGCACCTCTGAAAGTGGTAGTTTCCCGCTTGATTGGTCCGAATATCGAGAACCAGGAACCCAATTTATTAAAGCTTCTACATACCCATCTAGTATAGCCAAACAATTAAAAAAGGTTTGGAAAATGGAAAGTAATAAAAGATTCCAACTAGGAAAAAAAGCCAGACAATGGACTATTGATAATTATTCTACAGAAGTTATTGGTAAAAAACTTGAAGAAATCTTAGATAAAATGCCCGACATTGATTACGATTTTGATTGGGACAAAGAACAAAAAAATAAATTAGATTTACAAAAATTAGTTGATGAAGGAAAATCTTTAGCAATTGTTATGCCCCAAAGTTCTTCTGATTTACTGTGGATAAACTCTATGCTATCAAATTTAAAAGAGTTATATCCTCAACATAAAATATATATCTTTACAAAACCAGAATTTTATTCTTTTATAGATGATAATCCAAATGTACACAAGGTTTTACCGTATTCTCCACAGATTGATAACGTCTTTTTATTAGAAGGAAAAACAGATCATAAAGGATATTTTGATCTGGCATTTTTTCCTCATCATAATGTTCAAACATCAAACTTTTTTCATAATGGAGAAGATAAAAAACAATTTCAATTATGTCACATGTAGCAGAAGTTTATGCAAAAGATTTAGGCGTAAAAATCGGCGAGCCTAAATTAAATGATCATTTTTATCCCAATTTACTCGATAAATATGTTTATTTTAATCCTCATGCAGATTACCCCTCTCAAGAATATGCTTACTGGGATGTGGTATTTTCAATTTTAAAAGAAAAGCTAGAGGAAAATAATATTGTTATTTTTACAGCCCCCAAATTAAATGAGGTAACGGTTAAACAAAATAATTTTTTTATAAAAAAATCTTTATTATACATTGGCACATCAAGCCATAGAGTACAAATTAGCGATGCTTTTAATATTCCATCTGTTTGTGTTTTAGGAAATATGTTTGAAAGTAATTTTAATTTATTTAAGAATACTAAAATTATAACTCCAGATTTTTCTGATATCAAACCATCTTTTGACTCCAAAGAAAATAAAAATAGAGTTAATGAAATTGTTCCAGAACAAATAGCTGCATGTATATTAGATAAATTAAATATAAAATATGATATTAAATTTAAAACTAAAAGAATTGGCTCTTTATTTAATCATTCTTTAGCTGAAATAGTTCCTAATTTTTTTGAGCCATATGATTTTTTTAAAGGCAAAGCGATAAATATAAGATCTGATCTAGAATTTAATTTACAAAATATATTTGATTGGTGTCGTTTTTGTTTAGTTAATCTGTATTTAAATAAACCTTTAGATGAAGAAATTATAGCGCAACTTCCTAATCTAAAACAAATTATTTTTGTGCACAACAAAGATCACGAAAAAGAAGACCTTAATAAATTTTTTAAAATTTTAAAAAATTACAAAAAGAATGTTATTGTACAGGTTACAGACAAAGATAGTATTTCTGATCTGAGACTTAAATATTTTGATTTTCCAGTTGTTTTAAAAGAATTGTCGCCAGACAAAATAAAAGTACCTAAAAATTGCAAATATATATCTAATAAAAAATTTATATCTAATGGAGAAGTTTATAATTCAGAATTTTCTTGCAAAAGGCTTGACAAATCTAATGATTTTGTTTATGATGATATATCAAAATTAGAATTAGAAAATTTATACTTATATGTCGAAAAATAAATTATACGGACCAGATGCGTGGAAACGCAACGAACACGGACTATTAGAGTCCGTTGATTATGAATTTAACCAAGATGGCTCAGTCAATTGGCGAGCTATGATCAGCTCAGAACATTTATATCCGAATAAGGATTATTTCGAAATGCGCAAAATGCCAGTTCCAAGTTCTATTGAAGGTTTGGAAGACAACCAGCTTCTAATTAAGTTGGGCGGAATTAAAGAGTTAGCAAAGCTTCGTGGTTTTCACAATATTACTTATGATATTACAGAATCTTCAGATAGCCGTGTTGTAGTCCAATGTATGATTGGTTGGATTGAAAACTACGAAAGTAATGGCGCACAAAATTTTGCTTCTATTGCAAACGCTACAACACATAATACAAACGGATTTGCCGCTAAGTTCTTGGAATGTATTGCAGAAAATCGTGCGTTTGTTCGTGCTGTTCGTAACTTTTTGGGTATACATATTGTAGGCGCAGATGAGATTGATTCTTCTAAGAATAAAGCTCCTATAGTACTACCACCATCTTCCTCTGGAGCTAAAGATATTAGCCCACAAGGTATTTTAAAAGAAAAAGCGGGTACAGACTTCAATTCATTCAAAGGATGCCTTAGAGCGTGGTATAAGACTGGTGCTTATACAAATGATCCAGAGATTATTAAAGAGTGGTCAGATTATAAAGATATTCCAGCTAAAGAGTGCAGGAAGTTGTTAAAATTAATCTAAATTACAAATGTTTCATATGAGGCGGTGTCTACAATGACACCGTCTTTTTTTAGATCAAACCTCATATTAAATCCAGAGTTGTATACACCACTAAAAATAGATGCGTTTAAAACATCATCAAACACATATATATCTTGTTCATAATCGAATTCTAAATTTACATATTTACCACTTTCTTTTAAAACATAAATATCCATAGTGTAATCCAACTGGCTTAAGCTGAAGACTTCATCTTTTTTGTTAACTGTAACAAAATTATACTGCACATCTTCAAATTTAGATTGTCCGTGTCCAATTCCATAACCACCATATCTGTGATATTGACCTAGGTCATCATTTGGTATTGATATATTTTTAATTATAGGTTTTAGATAGACATCTGTTTTCGTATCTATTTTAAATGTAGATTCAAAAGGAACACTTGATTCTGGATTTCTTAAAGATGTGACTTGTACTGTATAAGTGCCATTTACTAAACCATGACATGCAAAATCTGTAGTATTATCAGTCTCTCTTGCAACTTCTTTTTGGGTATATGGCCCAGCTTGACTTGTCCTGTAAACAACAACCCTATAAGATGTTTCATTACTCCCACCTGCGGCCGTTATAGTTCCTGTCACAGAGTAACTGGTGTCTGTTTGTTGAACTGTATTAAAGGTAACATTTGATGGTGACGATGGTCTAGTCACAGTGTGTGCTGGTATTCCTATATTATAAGTTATTTCTTCATCATCAAAATCATCTTGTTCTATTTTGTTAAATTTATCTAAATTATACTCCATAGCTTCAATCTCATACAAATTACTGTCTGATTGTCGTTTTCTTACAACTTTATACGTTGTGTCGACATTATTTGTTAATTCTATATTTGAAAAAGACCCAGTCTGCACACCTGTTAAGTTTCCTATATTAGCGTCTCCAGTATCTAAAAGTAATTTAATTCTATTTGTTTGGGCAGAAACACCAGTAACTTTAATTTTTTGTATTTCTGAAAAACTTTGTGTGTCAATAAAATCACTATTTACTGCCCCGCTGTACACATCAGAGTTTTCTCCAAATTGATAAGTAGTTTGAAATTTAACAATATCATATAAATTTTTTAATTCTGTTTGTTCTCTGTTGGTATATAAATATACCCCTCCATTAGCTCCTAATTGTATATTATTTGGATTTATATTACTTTCTACAGAAACATAAGGCTCTGTCGATGAGTCATCTATTTCTAAAACTTTTCCATAATTAGGTTCAAAATTTTTCAATTCGTCATCAATTCTTATTATATCTCCTGGCTCTAAAAATAAACAATCAGTTCCACCCCTAAATTGTACTATTTCAGTTTCCATTCTATTACTAAAAAGAATATACTTACCCATTCTTTTTGCTTGGGATTTAGAAGTACAACCTATTCCGTTGAGGGTTTTAGTTATTAATCCATATTTTCTTATTGCGTCTTCATCCTCTACATATTCTGACTTACTTCCATACAAATCTCTTGCATCTGCATAAAGTACTTCAACTTTTGTAAATCTTGCGGTACTAGTTATATCTCCGTAATTAAATAATCCATCATATACATTTCCATTGTTAAAAATAGCGCTAATTTTTTTATCTCTATCTATTGCAAAATTTAAACCAACGCCGTCCCAAAAAGTAAACCCTCTAAAAACAGACGCTATATTTCCTAAAACTTCAAAAGCGTTTTTGCTATCAAAAATTCTAACATTACAACTAAATCTAGGTTCCAATCCTCTAGTTGAATCTGGCAGGCCATCAAAAAAACCATCGTCGTCTACCGCATCACAATACCTAGCTATTTGATATAAATTAAATATGTTTATATCTTCTCTGTCATCTATCGCATTTCCTACTCCATAGATAGGATTTATCATTAAGTCATAAAGTATCCATGCGGGATTGTCTGTCCATGCTAACTTAAATGTTCCGTCCCATAAACCATTATAAATATTTACTTTATTTCTGCCGAAATCAAAACTAGTGTCGGTTTGGTCGCCATTTCCTTCGCTATTTAAAGTAGCATGATAGCCTGCATATTTTTCAGTAAATTGCCTACTATGTCTCATTGAAAAACTTTGCGTTCCGTCCCAATGATGTTTTAATTCATTATTTTTATATATTTGTAAATCTACAATTTTTGAATTATTTGATATCTTTAGTCCAGCGGATGTGCTAGTTGAATTCGCATTCCCTCCAATAACAAATTGTCTACTTCCTCCCAAAAAATTCAAATTCAATGAGTTCGTCATTGTAAAACTATTTGTTCCAACAGTAGTAGATCCGACTTTAACTGTAAGAGTGATTTTATTACCAACCCGTAAAACTGAAATTTCAAAAATATCACTATTACTATAAGAAGATATATCTACAAAAGTCGATTTAAATATACCATTTCCGTCTCTAGTTCCGCATCTTATTTTATTGTCAGTTTGGTATAGAGCTAGCCTATTTGCGGTTGCAGTTCCTCCCATAGTATCAAAAACAGTTTGCGTTGAACTGTCAGTCTTTACTGTACCAAACCGTACCTTTACTTTAAATTGGAAATTACTAGTTCCTAAGTTTATATCTTGAAAAACTATGGCATGGGGCACAGTTGCGTTAGAGTTAAATCTATATATATCTCTTTTACCATAATTAGCTGCATTACTAATAAACCTTTTATCTTTTCCGTCTGCATTTAATGGATTATAATTTGATGGCACAGCAACTAATTTACCTCTTACTAAAAAATCTCTAGTTGGTTGAGTCGCAAAATTTCTAGCATCAAATATAGTTCCTCCTAAAGCAACAAGTGGATAACTAAACGGCTCTCCGATTTGCTCACTAACATAACTAATAGAACATTCTCTTTGTAACAAAGTAGAGTCTGTTTCAAAACTTTCCTTCTGAATTCTCAAAAATCTATTTGGCACCTTCCATTCCTCTCCAGGGAATAAAAGTTCACTATTTCCATACCCTTGACCTTGTATTATGCTATCTGATATACCTGGAATATCACTAGCCGTCATAGTTCTTAAATCTCTATTCCTTGGCAAATCATTTATTCCAGAATATGTATCCAGATAATTAGATACAATAATACCAGAATATCTAACTTCTTGCTTGCTTTCAAATGTTCCTAAAGCTATAGATTGCAAACTATTTCCTTGCGACAATAATGATTCAATAGCGGTAGAGTTAGAAGCTCCAGTTACTCCACCCTCAAATCCCTGTGTAAAACTAACAAGCAGTCTAGCTGCTGTTTGAACACCTGCATCATCTCCAGTAGGTATAGTATCTCCTAACTGTTCAACAGCTACAGTAGGCACACACCTTTTTACATCTAATCTTTTTATTGTGTGGGTATATGGGTACGCATCTGCTTCTAGAGGTGGATTTAACATCCAAGCCGAAAAATCAGCTCCTCCACCACTTCTAATATCAGTATATCCAGATCCATCTCCGCTTGAAGCTTGTTGGGCATCAGTAGTTCCGTATATTAATGGTCCATATAATTTTTTTCTTATATCAAAATCCTGTACCCCCTCTGAATGACCTTCCATTTTAGGCTGCGTCTCATAACCTTCCCTAAAATCAAAATCAATATTATTATAGTTGTAAGTTAAATTTGTATCACTTGTAAATCCAACTTCTAGCATTTTCCCTGCGCAATGACCTACTTCTGGATCTATTTGATTTGGTGCTGGCCTTTCTAATGAAATGCCTCCATCACTAGCGTTACTAAACAGAAAGACATCATGTTTATTTGTTATTCCGCTTTCCATTGCGGCTCTCGTATTAGATGAACCTTTTTCTATAAAAAATTTACCAGTCAAAAAATTACCATTATTATCTTCTGCTACGTTGTCTCCTATATGAAAAAATACTATTCCGCCACCACAAAATCCATCAATCATATATTGTTTTCCAACTTTGCCTGCTGCTGTGTCTATTCTTTCTGGGGATGAACTGTATGAAAATTTATTGTTGTTGAAAAGTTGATATCCATAATTTATAGATGAGGGAATACTAATTACTTCATTTTTTGAATTTCTAGTGCTTCTTTTATATAGGTGTGAGTAGTTAGTTCCAGATTCAGTTAAATAATGATCTAAATTAAATACCGATAGGTTATATGATCCTATTCCACCTTGATCTATGTCTACTCGAGAATATATTCTTTCTTCAGAATTGGTGCCAGTAGGAAAAATTCCAGATAGCGAATACTGTATAAATCCATAATTACCTAAAGCTGGATTATCTGCCACATATTGACAAAATGCACCGCTATCAGCAGCTAGTTCTGCCTTTTTAACACTCGAAAGATATATATTATTTACATTTTCAGATTCTCCAGATGTTAAATGTGAATCAATTTTTAAAAATGCCTGCGCCAAGTTCCCGCTAGTGCATCTACCAATCATCTTTATATTTCCATACTTAATTGGTTCTGTTCGTATAGTAGCTACGTTTTTTGCTAAAACTGGGGTATCGTCTAAAAATAAAGATTCTAAAATACTTATATTATTTGTTTTCTTTCCATTAGCATCGACTAAACCATAAATTGGACCTTCTGAGATTAAATCTAATACAGCCATAGATGCAACAGATTGAAATCCATTGTCTCCTTGAGGGGGCTCTAAAGTCGCAGCTCCTCTAATACCTTTTGATTTATTTTTTAAATATTCCTTGTAGTCCTTCATCCTAATTATATTACACTATATCAATGAGGCAATAATCAATTACTTCATCGCGTCTTAATAGATTAATTTTTAATTTTATGTCTTTGTCGCCTGGTTTTATTATCACTCCATCTTTTTTAAATTTTAAATATTTTTTCGTATAATCTTTGGTATCCTCTTCATATATGTAAGAATTTAAGTACAAATTAGGATAATCTATACCTACATTTCTCATATTATCCGTATCAATTAATTGTATTTTAATAAACATATTAGGCTCTTTTTTAATTTTAATAAATTTTTTAGAAATATTAAAATCTGTACATATTTGTTGATTTAAAAATATACTACAAATTTTTACATTTGGCTCTCTTGGAGGTAAAACTGTTATTGAATATTTTATCATAATTTTGGTGCAAAGTCTACTAGTGTTCCGTCTCCTAAATAAGTAAAAAATATTCTTGGGGAGCTTCTTGGGCCAGATGGCTCTGGCTTGTTCTGGGGATCAGTGTAATCAACTTCAGCTAATTCAAAAGTACCGCTTTGTAGTACTTGCACCCAATCAGTAACTTGCCAAGGGTAATCTACACCAGAGCCACCAGTCCATTGTTGGAAGTCCCTTCTTTCATCATACGATTGAGCAGTAGTATTAGTTTGGATTTTCCAATATCCATCTACCGTGTATTTAACAACTCCAGCCCCTGCGGTATAAATGTTTTTATATGGATTATTTGAAGATATATAATTTTGGTTATAACCTCCCCCAACTTGCACTGAGGTATAACTATGTCTTCTACCAGCAAATTGTGGCTTTCCATTTGCAGTTCCACTTAATTCATATAATCCATTTATAAGTGGCAATCCAGATGGCAATGACATTTCTCCTTTACCGACCAAGGTATAGTATTCACCACTTTGTTGTAGTGCGTTAGTAATCCTAAATCCACTTACTAATGGGTTGTAATCAGTGAAAACCGCTGGGTTTTGCCCCAAGTCTAATTCAACGCCATCATCTACTCCATCATTATCACTATCTTTAGATAGGGGATTTGTTCCATGTGTATTAATTTCTGCTGAATCAGACAGCCCATCAAAATCTGTATCAGTATTATTTGGGTCGGTAAACGATACAGTGTTTTCATAAAAATCAGTTAGTCCATCACCATCACTGTCTGTACCGTCAGATACAAAAGAAACTTGTGAACTAGTAAAATCTATTGAAGACGGAGTTCCAAATATATCCTCTGATCCCAGTGATTTAACTTCAAAGTTATAAGTTCCAAAACTATGTACATCTTTAATTTCGCCTTTCGTGAGATAATAATTATTGCCTACAGAAATATCTTCTGCTTTAGGAACAATTTTACTATCTACTTTACCATTTGGAGCAATAGCGGTCAATTGATAAGCAGTTTCATTTCCATTGCTACTTCCTGTAATCTCAAACTGTATATGTCTTTCTCTGCTATTTACAGTGACCACATTAGCATTAAAACCAATTGGCTCGGTGATATTCTTTATAACATGATTTGGTATTCCTACATTAAAGCTGTCTTCTTCTTCTATTTTAAAATCTTCTTTAGTTTCAATTAAATCAAATTTTTCTTTTCTATATTCTGTAGCTGTTACTGCATACAGATTATCTTCTTCTGGTTTTATACTTAATACCCTGTATTGATGCTTCCTTCTATTTTGTAGGTCTAAATTGATAAGACTACCAGTTGGCACATCATTTAAATAAGAGTTTGAATCTGATACACCTATTTTAATTTGATTTCCATCTTGCTGTGCTCCAGTTACTTTTAACTTTACCGCTTGCGGGTCATACAAGTTATTTAATATTTCATTTGTGACCAAATTACCGCCTTTAATATGATCATATAATTCAGTCAGTGTATCTTGTCCAGTTGGTGTAATTACAAAAGCTCCAGAATGATTAGTTAATATTGAATTTACATTTGGCCTATCCTCTATTTTGATAAATTTATGGCCAACTGAGTTTACTTCATACTCTAAAAGCTTGCCATAACTTGCTTCAAAGTTTTTAAGATCATCTTGTATTTCTATTACATCTCCAATAGAAAGCATTAAACTTTGGCTTGATGTTTTAAAATTAACTATTTCTCTTTCTAGTTTATTGGTATACAAAATATACCTACCCAACCTAGCTGCTTGCGCTCTACTAGTGCAACCTTTACCATTTATATCTCTTCTTAAAATTCCATTTTGTCGCATTGATTCTTCGTCAATTACGGTTTCTTTTTTAGCGGTAAAATCATCTCTCTTATCTAAAAATGTTACTTCTGCTACATTAAATAATGATGATTTGTTTGTTGTTTGATAATTAAATATACCATCAAAAACATTTTCATTATTAAAAAATGTCATTGGGTCTTTTGGTTGATCTGCAAAAAAATCTAATCTTCCGTTAGCCCAGAAAGCCATGCCATTAAAAACAGTACAAATATCATTTATAGTCTTAAATGCATTTTGTGCTGATGCTAACATTATATTGCAAGAAAATCTTGGCTCTAATCCACCGACTCCATCATCTAAACCTACAAAATGGCCATTATCATCTACAGAATCGCAATATCTTCCAATTTTGTATAAATTAAATATATTTATATCTTCTAAATCATCTATTCTGTTTCCAATTCCGTACCTTTGATTTGTTAATAAATCGTAAAGAATCCAAGCTGGATTATCAGTCCAAGCTAATTTAAAGGTTCCGTCCCAATCTCCATCGTATACAATTCTAGTTCCTAATTGTGAAACATTTTTAACAAATCTTTTATCACTTCCATCTAAATCCAAAGGATAATAGTTAGAAGGAACTTGAACTCTTTTTAATCTTAGCCTCCATTGTTTATTAGGGGGTTCTCTAAAAGTTCTTGCGTCTAGAGTTGTTTTCATGATTGCAGAAAATGGATATTTAAATCTTTCTTTTACAACTTCTATTACTTGAAAAACTCTCGCATCTCTACCCATTCTTACGCTATTTGTTTCAAAATCATTTTTTCTAATTTCTACTATCCTAGGAAACTTCTGTGATAAACTTTTAACGTCTTCCCCTGGATAGAAGGGTAAAAGATCAGAATAAGTAGGCAATATTATTTCGTCAGTATCAACTGCATAAAAATCACTGACTGTTCCAAAGTAACTTATTTTAGTTTCATTTTTTGGATATATATCTTCCACTACCCCATCAAAATAAGTGAAAATAGAAAAATTAATAGTTAAACCATCTCTTTTAATAGAAGTCGCGAGTGGATCTTGTTCTTGTATTATTTGTTGATAAAGTGATTCTATAATTAATGTTACCTTAACACAGTCTACATCTCGTCTATTTACGGTATGAATTAAAGGAGTGATATCTGAATTTAATGGTAAATTTTCCATCCAATCCGATTGATATGTTCCGTCTGGTTCAATATCCGAGCTTGCAGTGCCGTCTATGGCGCTGTATTTTCTCATTCCATAATTATAATCTGTATTATCTCCAGTCAAATTTAAAGAAAGGTCGCCTGCTACAACGCCTCCTTCTCCTTCGTCAACAATTTGAGCTGTGACTGTTGGTGGGTCTGAACCGTATGTATGCGCGCTGTAGTTACCAAAAATGAAACCACTTCCTGCAAATTCTCCTTTATCGGCTGTTGTAGCAAACGTTACGCTTTGAACGACGCCATTGCTAACATTTATAGTAGGATTTGGATCTTGATAAATTTCTAAATTTGAATTAAAATTTAATGTAACATTATTAGAATAATTTGAGCCACCATCTGTTATATTTACGCTGTCTATTCGCCATCTATAATATGTAGCTCCCCTATGGCTCAAAGGGCCAGTGCCATAATCAAATCTTGAGAGCGAAACCTCAGCGGTTGCAATCTCTTTTTCTCCTATAACAGCACCAGCTCTAAAAATTTCATTAGGCCCAAATATATTTTTATTATATTCTATACTTGTAACACTTTCGTTACTAAGAGGTTGTTGATTTTCTTCTCCTAAATTGTAATCTATTCTAAAATTATTAAAGTTAAATGTTTCTGGTTGATTTTGTTGAACAGTTATATTTAATGATTTGCCAGTAACGTTAGCATCTGGTGCCCCTAAATTTGGGTTTTCTACGTGCAGATAAACAATTTCACTACTGGGTGGGTTAACTGGCGCATCTGGTTCTACATATCCAAAAACATCCCAACCGTTATCTATTCCCGATTGTACTGCAGCAGCTGCTTGTGGGTTATTTGCTAAATCTTCATTTTTGCTTCTTATTCTTACAAAGAGTTTTCCAGTGTCTAGGTTTCCCGCAGTATTTTTTGGAGGCGAATCGCCCACCCAGACTGGCCACAAAAAAGACCCTTCTACATCTTCAGTTTCTGATTCTTTTAATTGAAACCCTATAGTCTCTGTGTTTTCTGCTCCTGTGACAAAAGGATATTTCATGTCCTCTTGATATCTTGTGCCACAATTTGTAGTTTCGTTAGTAACTGTTCTTAAAGTTATAGATTCATTTATTTGTTTTGTTGATAAATCAAAGCCAGTTATTTTAGGAAATACAAATTTTAATGCATTAGGATCTCCTACATTAATAGGAGTTCCGTCTAAGGAGAAATCTATTTTTGCATCGCCGCCCAAAGAAACATCTGTGGTAAAAGGTTC